GAGGCGAGGGGGCTGGTGGCGAACCATTCACGGAAGGTCATTTCGTTTCCTTTGTGAGATGCCAGGTGATGTGGTCGTCGAGGCGTTCGCGGACTTCGCGCACGTCAATGTGGATTTGGGCTTGCTTTTCCTCGATGCGGTCGACGGCGTCGCGGAGGCTGGAGCCGCCGTTGCGGTGCAGCTGCGAGGAAACGTCATCGAGGCGCTTACTAAGGCTTGCTGTCAGAAGGCGGTAGAGGGCCGCGAGACCGCCGGCGATTGCGGTAATGGCGATCACGACGGCTGCCGCCCACAGGAGGAAGTCGTCTATCTGCGGCGTGTCCACTTGGTCTCCTGATAACTGGATGGGGATGCCCCGAGGCGCAGCACGGGTGGGGTGTTCTCAACGCAGCGGTTACGGACATGCCAAAGCCCCCGCTGGAATCGGGGGCTTTAGGGCATTCACTGACGATCCCGCCATAGCCAGGGCGGTTCAGCGGAGCAGGTTCAGTCCTCGCTCATGGACGAGCTAATCTTGGCACGGGAGTCCGACAGAGCACGGGCTTCGACGCAGATGCGGCAGTCGCAGACGCGGACGTCGTGAATGATCGTCATACGGCAAATCCGGCGATGAGTAGGCCGACGAGGAACGCCAGAGCGGCGATGGCCATGAGGCTGTCGATGGCTGGTCCTTTCATTGGCTGTAATTGGCAAGTTATTGCCGAGGCGCTACGGATTCCCGCAGGATTTCCAGCGCCGCGATGAGGTCCGGCAAGACCGCGTCAGGGTCGACCACGACGGTGCCCTGGCGGGCGTCCGCGACACCAGCCAAGTAGGCCGCCACATGCGCGGTGGAATCCTTGAGCGTGTCCGTGAAACCCATGCCGACGCGGTCCGAGGCCAGCCACTCCACATCCCGCAGGACGGCCCTCGACGTGTGCCAGGGCCATGCCAGGGAGCCGTCAGGGTTCACGCATCGGCGGCCCTGTGAATGACAGGTCGGGCACGCCGGAAAGAACTCGTCAGGCTGGGCCGCTTCGGCGGGATTGTTGCATGGTGAGGTCATGCGTCAAGGGTGGCACGCGGGGCTGACACTACGGGCGCCACGAGTCGGGCGGTGCGTCGTCGCACGGCCACGGTTTCTGGCAGGCGAGGCAGTAGACCCATCGGTCGGGCGGCAGTTCGAGGACGAGGCTAGGCCGATGCGTCGAGGGTGAGTTGCTGGTCATGGGCTGCTGCTGTCAGGCGGTCGCGGGCGATGTTGGCGTATTCGTCCACCATTTCCACGCCGATGAAGGTGCGGCCCTCTGAGAGCGCGGCGACCCCCGTGGTGCCTGAGCCCATGAAGGGGTCAAGCACGACGCCACCGGGCTCGACTAGGGGCATGACGTAGCGCAGGAGGTCGACGGGCTTTTGGGTGAGGTGTTGCCGGTCCTTGTGGGTGGGGGCTGAGTAGCGGAGGACCGAGTTGAGATAGACGCCCTCACGCTGTGGGGCGGCGCCTTTGGTGGCCCACAACAGGTACTCAACATGGTTGCGGAAGCGGCCCTTGACGGGTCTGCCGACGCCCTTATCCCAGACGGCGATGGCTCGCCAGACCCAGCCGCCCGCTTGGATGGCGTCGCTGGAGATGGGTAGTTGCCGCCAGTCGGTAAAGGTGAGCAGGGTGCCACCGGGCTTGGTGATGCGCAGGCACTCGCTTAGCCATAGGGCGGACCAGAATAGGTACGACCGCTGGTCCCTGTTGTCGCCGGTGAACGTGTCGTAGGTGCTTTTGGGGGCCACGCTCTTGCCAGTCTCGTCCTGGCTCCAGCCGCGGTACTTGGCTGACGGGTCGACGCTGCGGTCATTGCGCATGAGTCCGCCGCTGGAATAGGGCGGGTCGGTGATGACCGCGTCAACGCTCCCGGTAGGGAGGCTGGCAAGGACGGATAGAGCCTCACCCCGGTAGAGGGTGAATTGGTCGGTGTGGTGCCACGGCTCCATGTGTCTCCCCAAATGGAAACGCCCCCGACAACGTCGAGGGCGTGCGCGAGGTTCTATTCGGTTATGGGCGTACTACTACACGGCCAAGGCTGGCGCGGTGGGCTGACATCTCATCGCCGCAAGTCAAGCTCGGCTTATGAGAAGCAATCCCGACAACTTGTCGATATCGCCACACTCGTGCCGCAGAAATGCCTGTGCCGATATCGGCAACTCTTACGTTAGGGACTTGGCCCGCTCGTCGGTCCTCACCTTTGCGATGAGGTCGCATTGGCAGAGGGCATCCTGCTGGTCGCGTAGCCGTTCCTGCTGACGGCGGGAATAGCCGCCCAAAGCCTCGGGCACAAGCTCGATGTGGGTTGACCAGTAGCACAGGGCATCGTGGGCCATGCTCGTCCTTCCGTTATGGACAGGTGCGTCTAACCCCTAGATTGCGGACTCAACCCATGAGGTCGTGTCCTCGTCCCACGCCCACGGGCCACCCTCGGCAGGCATCGGCGTAGGCGGCTGCCAGTCGTAATTAGCGTCAAGGCTCCACGACGGGAAAGGCTGCGGGGCGATGAATACGTCAGCCTCGGCGTCGTATCGGAAACCGGGTCCACAGTATTGCTTGCGAAAATTATTGTTGTAGGACGTCTGCCGCCACTCACCCGACAGCCCAAGCGACGCTATAAACGCCTGCCCCAACGGCTCAGAGTGTTCCGGCGCAGGGTCGGGGGCGTCCGAGTTGCTCACGCTAATCACTTGCAGGACGGTGCCGTCCTTGTCTATCTGTGCGAAGTAGGCCATAGTGCAGTCCCCTTAGATCGCGTACCGAATGATGACGACACCTTTGCCGCCCGCTGCACCGCTTCCGCTGGTTCCGGTGAATCCACCACCGCCGCCGCCTGTATTTGCTGAACCGGCAACCGGAGTGGTGCCACCTGCACCGCCCCCGCCTGATCCTCCCGATCCCGACGTTCCAGTTCCGAAGACTCCACCGCCACCGCCGCCAGCCCGCGTGACTGACGATCCGGTAATTGAGCTGGCTACGCCGTTACCACCATTACCCGCAACGGTTCCCGTAGCCGTCCCACCAGTTGACGCAGCACCACCACCGCCGCCACAAGGCCAGGGACTAACACCGGGCATACCTCCACCTGCATAACCTTGTCCTGAGGTACCTGCGGCACCGTTCGCTGCTTCTCGTGAGCCGCCTCCAGAGCCACCAGTTGCAGGAGTGTTTGCAGCTCCGCCACCACCAGTAGAAACCACGCCAGCGAATGATGAGTTGCTGCCACTATTTGCTGTCGACGTGCTGGAGTTCGCTGCTCCTCCACCGCCAACAACAACGGTGTAGGCCTGACCGCTTACGGTGACCTTGGACTCGGCAGCCGAGCCGCCACCAGAGTTCTCACCAGTCACACTGCTGCGGTATCCACCAGCACCGCCACCGCCACCGCCGTTGGCACAGCCGGCACCGCCGCCAGCAACGATGATGTACTCAACGTCAAAGGACCCATTTGGGGTGAATGTGCCCGAGTCAGTAAAGGTGTGGATTCGATAGCCACCTGATTCGGTCACGGTGCCACCAGTAGCGTCAGCGAACGACTGTCTCGCTCGCTTGAGGGTTCGCTGCTTGCCTGCGCCGCTAAGCCCTGCTTGGCTGATTGCAAGCACTCCCATTACGAAATCTCCGAACCGTATGCATTGAATGAGAAGTCAGCCGTGGAGGCGTACACCTCCAGCACATCTGAGGCGTCAAGTGTGGCGCCAACCGTCAGGAACAAGGTGTCTTTAGCGGCTAGTGCCGCGTCGTACACGATGTAGTGCTGATTTGCCAGAGATGCACCGTTAGGTCGGACCGAGAGCCGGAATGTGCCGCTAGCTGTGCCACGGTTACAGACCGAGATCGTCGAGATCACGGCCTCAGTCGCGCTCGGCACGGTGTACAGGGTCGTGGCCGTCGTTGCTGATGGTGCCGACTGTCCGAGCACCTTGTAGTTAGTAGCCATTGGTCAGGCTCCCATCAGTAGGAATGGATCGAGGCCGCCGCCACCGGACGGGGCAGCCCATTTGATGCCGAGGGTCTGGGTTGAATCGGCGGTAAGGACTTGCCCGTCGGTGCCGACCGCGAGGTCGTCCACGGCTGACCCGGTAGACGTAATCAAGGCGCCCTTGCTGTTCGCAATCAGGGAGTTAGCAACCGCGCCGACGTCGGCCGCGCTGGGCATGGCGTGGACGTGATTATCCCGAGCTGCCGTCGTGCCGTTGCCGGGGGCGGCCACGCCGAGGGCCGCGGGGTTAGTCGAGGCCAGGGCGACCGAGGTGTCGACGTCGGAGAAGGTCGAGCCGTTGGACACCTGGAGCTTACCCGCGGTGCTGTTCCAGACGATGCGGCCGGCCCACTTCTCGCCGACCGCGAGGTTAGTGATCTCGGTCGCGGTGTAGGACTGGACGCCGGGCATGTCGTCGACAGCCTCGGCGAGCGCTTGGATGTCGCCTGCGACGTCGACGGCGTCCGGCCCCTCGGGATACGGGAAGCCCTTAGCGGTGGTGTCTGGCACGTTGTCTCCTTGCTAGGGGGTCGGCGGGACCCAGTCGCCCAGGTCGTCGTAGTCATCGAAGGCGGCAGCGACCGTGTCGTAGTCGGCGTACTCGGCGGCGAGCTCGGCGTAGGTGGCGCCCGTGACGTCTTGGAGGATGAGGTCAATCCCGGCGGGCTTCTCGGTCACGGCGGCCGCGAGGGCTGCCACGGTGTCGAGGGTTTGCGCGGTAAGGGTGACGACCGTGATGACGTAGGGATCGGTGCCGCTTAGGTTCCAGTAGACGCGGCAGGACTTGGAGCCGGTCAGCTCGCGCTGGGTGGCGCGGATGATGGCGCGCTTGGAGCCGCGGCGCTGGAGGCTCGACGATTGGGAGATCGCGGCGCGCTTCTCGGCGTCGGGGATCGTGTCTAGGTCAATGCCGACGAGCCACCCCAGCCATCGCAGCCACGTCCTAGGGGCGGCGTCTGGGTTAGCGAGCTCGGCCGTTCCGGTGACCGAGGTGTCAGGATCGCCGACGTCGACGAGGCGCAAGGCCGGTCCCATGCCGGCGGCTGTGGCCTTGCCGAGGAAGGTGGCGAGCGTGCCCGCGTCGGCGTCGCGGATGTAGTCGGGCAGGAGCCGGTAGACGTACTCCTCGACCTGGGCCTCAGTGCGCGGGGTGCCCATTATGTGACCGTGATCGTGACGGTGCCTGCCGTCGCGAGGCCAGCGGGGGTCGTGATCGTGGTCGTGCCCGAGGGCGTAACGCTGCCGGAGGTGACGTAGTCCACGCCAGGCACGTCGTCAAGGACGGAGATGATCTCGGTGTCAATGACCGAGGCATCCCAGACCCAGGTGTCGGTGTTGATGTACGCGCGGATCGCAGCGACGCAAGCGTCGCGGACCTCGTTAGTGTCATACCCCGCGAGGGCGACGACGGTCGCGGCGACGTTCACCGTGGTCAGGGTGGCACCGATGACCACCGGGGTAATCATGGACGCGGCGCGCTCGGCCATCTCGCCCTCGATCGTGGTGCGGGTGCCTGTGGCGACCTGGGCCTGAGCGCCGTACATGGCGACCGTGATGTAGCCGAGGTCCGAGGTGGACAGCGGGGTCACGCCGTCCCAGAGGTCGTACGCCTTGGCACGCTTGACGGCCGGATTCTCTAGCGCATAGGCGACGAAGTGATCCGGCACGACGAGGGACGAGGTCACGCGGGCGAGGCGGGTGGAGGCGCGCTCGATGTAGGCGGCGTCCGTCTCGGGGTCAGCGCCGCCGGTGAGGGTGCCCGAGAGGGCGACGGACACGGCGTAGGGGATGGCGTCGAGGACGTCTAGGGCAGCGCCGGACGCGATGGCGTTGGGGGCCGAGCCGGGCTCGGTGGCGCGCACGGGGACGCTCAGGGTGGAGCCGGTGCCGGTCGTGGTGGTGGTGACTTCTAGCTCAATGTCAGAGTCGGGCACCGCGAAGCGCAGGCCCGCGGTGACGGTCTCGGTGCGGGAGGTGTCCCAGGTGATGACGGCGGTCCCGGTGGCGCGCGCGCCGGCGTAGCGGGCGACGTCGTACAGGGCGAGGATGTCCTCCTCGATCCGGCCGGGGAGCCTGTTCAAGGCATAGATCACGTCCGCGGCGCCCGTGGCGAACGCCTCCATGAGGACCGTCTCTAGGGCGCCATTACGCGCGTCCCACGTCGGGAGCGCGGCCTGGACGCTCGCCAGCATGGCGTCGAATGTTGCCTGAGGGTCGCGGTCGTCGGGCGTGAGCTCTACGCGGGAGAGGCCGAGGTCGCTCATCTATGCCCTCCAGGCGGCGTCGATAACGATGTCTAGGTCGGTGCCGTCACGCGGCGTCAAGGTGACGCCGGAGACGACGATGTCGGGCTCGCACAGGTCAATCGCTGCGCGCACGTCGGACTCATCCACGCCGTCCGCGAGGGGGTCAGCGAGACCCCAGTCGGGGGCGAGGGGACGCTCACCGAGGCGGCAGGACACGACGTGCCGGACGACCTCCAGCGCGTGACGCTGCCCGCCCTGCGGGATGATCGCCACGCTCCCGGCACTATCAAGCCGGAAGGGATGCGCGAGCGTCGTGCTCATGCGTTAGCTCCTGTCTCAAGGCGGCCGAGGACGACCCAGTCGCCGGGGCCGACATCGGCCACGAGGACACGGTCCCCGGTGGCAAAGCGGTCGGCGACGTTGTCGACCTGGGGCAGGCCGTGAGTGTGCGGGTCGGGCCCGTTAGCGGAGTCGGTCGAGCGGGCAGGGCGTCGCAGCTTGGGGCCGATGAAGTCGAGCGGCCCGATCTCGGCCTTGCCGTACAGGTCTGGCATCTGGACATAGACGCCGGCCGAGGTGGCTCGGGTGACTAGGCCACGGTGAAAGCCGGAGCGGAGGCTCATGTGCTGCCGCCCTTCTTGGCAGGCTTGCGCGGCAGCGAGCACGAGACGTCTACGGGGGAGTAGTCGTCGTCACGGTAGGACACCGACTGGACGAGCCATATGCCCGAGTAGCGTCCGGCGTCCTTGAGCTGGACGCGGTGCCACGGTCGCAGGCGCCGCCCGTAGGCATTGGGAAGGGATAGGTCAAGGTTGCCGCGGGTCTCGGTGTCGTCGTCGGACAGATTGACCGACATCGCTAGGGCGTCGCTGCGGACGTTGGTCTTCCACGTCACCGGCCACGTCGGCAGCTTGGGGCCACCGGTCAGCGCCCAGTAGGGGTCGCCAAAGTAGAAAGTGTTCCCGTGCTCGACCCAGCCCCACTCCAGCTCGGAGGCGAGGTTGCCGATGACGTCGAGGACTGACTGGCGGTCCTGCTTCCCACCTTGGCCGATGGCGACGCGCTTGGATGACGGCTGGGCGACTGTCTTGCCACCGGCCTCGCGGACCTTGCGCGTTACCCACTCAGTCGGGGAGACCTTAGTCTCAGCGCCCATCTTGAAGGTGACCCGCAGATTCTTGGCAAGCTTGGAGCGGCTGCGATAAGTCCAGGTGATGCCGGCGCCGTAGACGGCGTCAATGCTGCCGACCTCCCAGGACCCGGCAGGGTCGTCGGTCATGGTGACCGTCGTCCCGAGCGCGGCGAGTGGAGAGTTGTCGAGGCGGCCCGTGGGGTCGGCGGCCGTGATCGACAGCTCGGCAACTTGGCCGACGCCGTAGTCGAGGCTGATGTCGGTGACGACGTCGGCGAGCTGAGCGGCGACCTTCTTGCCTGCGATGCGGACGACGTCGGCGCGGGGCTTGCGCTCGGCCATTAGGCGTCCGAGGGGGACTTAGGCAGACGGTCAGGTCGGCGGGAGCCGAGACGCTGAGCCTCGCGGACCTGGGGGGAGCGACGCGCGGGGGACAGCGCCTCGTAGTCGGGCAGGCCTGCGGGGGGCTCAGGCGCGGGGACGCCGTCGGGGCTGGGCTCGGTGAAGGCGGCACTCATCGGCGAGGCTTCCTCTTGATTGGTCCCACGGGCACGACGGCATCGGACGCCGCGGTCATCGTGATCGACACCTCGGCCTGGGACGGCTGGCCGGTGCTATCCCAGTCGAGCTCGGTGATGCCGAGGTCGGTGATGCGATAGCGGCCTGAGCGGCTGGCGAGTTTGATCGTCACCGGCTTCTTGACCACGGCCATCCGGCGCAAGGCGCCGAGGACCTGGCCTACGTTGCCGGGCTGCTCGGGGTTATTGGTCGCCACGATGCACCCGATCCGCAGCTCCCCGAGCGGGTCGCCGGAGCGCAGGAGGAGCGGAGTGCGGCCGGGGCGGTCCTGGGTCTCGTAGATGCCCGCGAGGTTGCCGCCGGCGATCTCATCCGGCCACCACGGTAGGACGACCTCGCCGATGACAGGCGCGGAGATGCGGACCTGGCGTGTGACCTCGGAGGCGTAGCCGGGGACGCGGACGGTGGTGGTCAAGACCGCTCCCGCTTGATTCGGTCAGCGCGACGCAACGCCCACAGGACCTCGGACTGTACGTCAATGCCGCTGTCGGCCTTGATCTCGCCGATGTTGATAACAGGAGCCCCCGCGCCCACGAGCGCAGGCTCGGAGCCACCGCCGGAGACGATGGGGGGCACGGGGGAATCTAGGAAGGCAGGCATCGAGCGGTCGGCGTGATTGAGCGCATACATGCCGGTGTCGCCGATGGCGGCGCGCAGGGCAGCGGCAGCACCAGCGCGCAGGACGTACTCGCCGCGAGACGCCCAGATGGGGGCGAGATCGGACGTGGGACCGCCCGATCCCTTAGTGATCCACCCGTCGGTGTAGCCGCCGTGGCGGGGGCCGTCGCCCTGGCCGCCGTAGGTGGTGCGGGAGTCAGAGAAGCGGAGCGTGATGTCCACGACGCGGGCGCGGACGGCGCGGTCGATCTGAGTCTGAAGGAGCACGGCCTGTCCACGAGCACGCAGGAGGCCCTTGTCGAGCTCGGGGTTGAGTTTCATCCCGGCATCTGTGGCAGCGGTGCGGATGTCGTCGATGGCCTGCTTAGTGAACTTGGCCCGCTCACCCGGCTCCTCGATAGACGTCGCGGCAGAGGTCATGGCCGAGGAAAGCGCGAGCGCAGTCTCGTTAGACGGCTCAGCGATGAAGGTGTCGAGCGCTGTCTTGTACGCGGCGAGCGCCTCTTGGCGGCTGATCTCCGAGGACAGGTCAGCGAGACCGCCAGTGAGACGGTCAGTCGCGTCGGCGGCGCCCTGGTTGGCAACCTTGAGCGCCGACGCGGCGGCGCTGGAGGAGTAGAGGCTAGAGCGGTAGGTGCCGAGGACCCGCTCTTGGCGCTTGATCGCGTCAGCGGTTTCTAGCGCTTGACGCGCGAGACCCTCCATGACGGTCTCGCCCTGCTCCACGATGTTGCCCATCCGATCCAAGCGGAGCCCGCTTGACTGGAGGGCACGATCTAGGCCAGGCAGGATTGAGATGACGTCGTTCGTGGTGGCGCCCCACTCTGAGGACTGCTTGACGAGTGCGGCGACCTGGGTCGACGCCTCGTCAACCTTGCCCTCGGCGACAAGATTGACCACGGCCGCATCAAAGTCCGTCATTGCACGACCGGCCTGCTCTAGGCGTGTGTCAATAGACCCAAACGCGATCGCATCGCCCAATCCGACGAAGAAGTTATTCACCGAGCCCGCGAGGCCAGGCTTGATGAGCTCGCGCAGGGACTCGTTAGTGTCGTCCAGACCTGGGATGCGGAGACCCTGCCCACCGTTAGCCGAGCCCGCTGCGACAGCGGCAGCTCCTAGGGCAAACATGCCGACAGCGGCGGCCTTGGATCGCGCGCCGAAGGTGGCCATAGCCGCAGCCGCGGACGTCGCCTTAGCGCGGATACCTGTCAGGGTCACGCCCATCATGGCGAGGCGAGGGCCGACGACGAGCAAAGCGGCGCCGAGGAAACCGATGACGCTGACAAATGACTTGACGGGATCGGACAATCCCTGGAATGCCTTTGCGACAGGCTCAACGACGCGCAGCATGGCGGTGAGCGCGGGCACGAGCGTCCCGCCGATCTCCTCCTGCATGTCGCTGAATGCGGCCTGGGCGCGGGCCAGTCCACCGGCGGCGGTCTCGCCGAACGCTTCACCGGCGCCGCCCGCCTTGGCCTCTAGCGCGGCCATAATGGTCTCTAGGTCCTTGCCGCGATCACCCGTGCGGACGAAGTCGATGCCGAGCTCCTTGAGCGCGCGAGCGTTGCCCATAAAGGCCTTGCCAATGGACTCTGACGCCTCGACGACGTCGCGGCCCGTCAGGACGGCGAAGTCATTCACGAGCGGGAGGAGCTGTTGGATCGCTGTGCCGGTGAGCTCAAAGCGCGCCAGAGTGCCAGCGGCGGCGGCGAGGAGGTCGTCGTCGGTGCCGGTGAGGGATTGCAGCTCAGACGCCAAAGCGCGCATCGACTCAATGGGGACGTCGCCGATGGCGTCAAACTTGCGATAAGCCTCGACGAGTTTGAGCTGGGATTGCTCGGCTTGGGCGAACGCCTCGACGGCGCGCTTGCCGAATAGGGTCACGCCGGCGACGGTGGCCGCGGTAAAGAGGGGATTCTTGAACACACCCTGGAGACGCTTCCAGGCGCCGCCCATCTTGGACGCGGCCTGGGTGGTCTCCTTCTCGACCCTGCGGACGTCGGCGCCAGCCTTGCGGCGCTGAGCCTCTAGGCGAGCCCACGCGCGTCGCTCCTCGTCGAGCTTGGCCTCTAGTCCCTTGTAGAGCGCGGGATCGCCCCCGGCCTCGACGGCCTGGCGCGCCTTCTCCAGCTCGCGCTCTAGCGACGTCACCGACTTCTTAGCGGCGGCGGCCTGGCGCGAGAGCTCATCCTGAAGGGTGAGCTTGACTACGAGCTCCTCCTCGGCCATGACTCACCTCCTCGCGCTAGGTCTTGCGGTTTTGCTCCTCGACGTCACGCGAGCGCGCGACGGTCAGAGCGATGATGAGGGGCAGGTCTGCCTCGGGTCGGTCTAGAACATCCCAAACCGACCCGAGGCCACCCGCTGCGAATCTCTGAGCTGTGACGACGACGGGGTGTCGACTCAGCTCTGCGACGTAGGGTCCTCGACGATGACCTCGTCGTCCTTGCCGTACCCGGCCTCCTCTAGGAGGCGACCGGCGACGGTGGTGACGTAGCCGTCCGAGCCGTACAGGGCTCGGGCAGCATCGCGGGACGACGAGGCGCCGACCCAGTCCTGGAGCTGCTTATCGCGGAACGTGAGCGGGTTACCCTCGTCGTCGACGACGGTAACGCCGTTGCGCTTGATCTCCAGGCAACACAGGGCGAGCACGGCCGCATCGGCTAGGCCCGCCTCCTTCTTATTCATCTCGGCGCGCTTGAAGATGGCAGCGACCTCGCTGCGATCCGTGGGTACGCGGTAGGTGATCCGATACTGGAGCACCTCGGGATGCGTGATCTCTACGGTGCGCTGTTGCCGTGCGGCGATCTCACGGCGTATCTCCTCCCCGATGCTCATGGGTCAGCCCTTCCTAGGGACTGACCACACGACGGTGAGCTCGACGATCTCGTCGTCGGCGTTAGCGTCTGAGCCGGTGCGGGTGAAGGACTCCACGGCACACCCGGCGTAGGCGTCGGGGGAGCCGACGGGCACACCGTCGGAGTCGAGATCGGTAAAGGTGATGGTGGAATCGTTGTAGGCGTTGCCGCGATTGAGCTCCGACCACACCGTCTCGTCGGTGTCGGCGTCCCACATGCGGGTCAGCGTGATCGACTCCCAGGTGAGACGGGAGGTGATGACCTCCATGTTCTCGCCCGCGCCACGGCGGCGCATCTGGTTAGTGCGCGACGCCGACGGATCGGACGCCGTCATCCACACGCCAGGCATGGACGAGACCGTCACCTTCCGGCGACTCTTGGAAACGTAGTTAGCCATGTGTGTCTACTCCTTAGATGACGGCGTTAGCGTCGCCGACGGCGATGGTGAAGTCGACGAATTCGACCGACTCTGCGAATCGGACGGACACGTCGGCGCTGATGCGGTTGTCGGCCGGGTCGGCGCCGCCGGTGACGGAGACGACGTAGCCGGGATCGACCTGGACGCCGCCCGAGATGCGCGGCTGGAGGTAGGCCGAGAAGCCGGACAGGAAGCCCGAGAGCTCACCGGCGGCGGCTGAGTAGGTGGCAGCGGTGCCGGGCTGACCGACGTAGGACTCAAGGATCACGCTGCCGCCGTAGGCGAGGGCGTTCACCATGTCCCGGTACTGCGCGGGCAGGAGGTTAGCTTTAGCCGCTTGGACGGTCTGCCACGAGTACAGACGGGTCACGCCGGCGACCGTGCGGACGACGCTGATGCGGGCCGCGTTAGCGGTGCTCCAGTTAGCCGAGGTGACGGCGATCTCCGGGGCGACGTCGACGACCTGGCGGGCGTAGCGCTCGGCGAGCGCTGACTCTCCGATGCCGACAGCGTGGGCTCGAGCCCGCAGGCCAGCGGCAAAGGCGGTCGGATCGACGAGGCGCTGGGCTCCGGTGCCGTCGGGGACGGTGACGTGCGGCCACACGAAAGCGGCGTGTGTGCTGCCCGTGTATCCGCGGATCGTCGCAGCGGCCGAGGTCGCGGCGCTCAGCGCCGAGCCGGACGCCACGGTCAGGAGTGCAAGGCGGTCATTAGTCGAGGCGTGCGCCGCGAGGGCCGCGCCTGACGCACCGTGAGCAATGCCGGGGGTGGCGATGGCGCCGGGGCCCAGGTCGGGCGTGATCGTCGCGAGGGTAGTCGCCCAGACGACGTTAGAGTAGTCGTCGGTGCCGCTCGTCAGATTGGCCGCGGCCTGGTCGCTTGACGGCAGAGTGCCGGAGGACGTGACCGTGATCGTCGTCGAGGCGTTAGCCGCCGCGATCAAGGCCGCCGCCGTAGCGCCCGAGTAGGTCTCGGTGCCGACGTCGGTGACGACGACGAGGGACTCGGTGGCGTCGACCCACTCGGCGGTGAAGGCGTTAGCGAAGGCGCCGAAGTCCTTAGCGGTGACGACGATCTTGCCGGTGTCGATGCTGACGCTGGCGCGGACGGGTGCCGGGCCGGTGGCGCGGGTGACGACGAGCTCGGCCACGCCGGAGCGCAGCGCCAGCTCGGCGGCGTCATACATGGCCGGGCCGACGGTGCGGCTGCCGAACTCGGCGATGTATTCGCGCATCGACCGAATAATGGTCGGCGTGGTCGAGCCCTTCTGGGTCTGACCGACGATGAAGTACCGCCCCGACACCGGGCCCGCTGTGGGAGGTGACGACGGCGATGTGTTGACAACTACTGAGACGCGGTCGCTCATGCGGGGCGCTCCTCGGACTCGGTGGGCTTAGCCTTGGCCTTGACCGGCGCAGGCTTGGGGGGCTCGATGACGTCGGGGACGTCCTCGACAACAGGGGGAGCACCGAGGGCGACCTCGGCGCGCGAGACTCGGCTCATGCGGAGCGACTCCTCGGGCTAGTTGGGGGTGATGTCGTCGGTGTCGCGGGTGTTGCCGACGACATCGACCTCCGACTCCTCTAGGGCGTCGGGGACTGGGGATGGCGCGAGCGTCTCCATGAGGGCCGCGCGAAACGTGATCTGACCTGCCGATAGCGGACGGCCGCGTAGGTCCTGAGTGGCCGCGCCGGTGTCCTCGGCGAGGTCGGCGGTGCTGATCTCCATGTCGCTCGGGAGATTGGCTCGCCCGAGCAGGGACTCGCGCACCGCTAGGAGGAGGCGGTCGCGGTCGACGCTGGCAGCCTCATCGCCGCCGGCGACGTCGGTGCGGCAGGCCACGACGACGCGGACGTCATAGGTGACGACGAAGTCAGCCGAATCGCCCGCCGCGTAGACGGACTGCTTACGGATCGTTGGCGCCGCGGTCGAGGTAATCAGGATCGCGGGGTAGAGATTGGGGTCAACGGGCAGGCGGTCGGCCAGTGAGTAGGACGCCGGATTAGGTGGCGTGGTCGCCGTGAGGGCGGCCTTGACCGCCGCGAGTCGGCCGGGGACCGTGGCCTGGAGGTGGGTGCGAATCTGGGCGCGGACGTACTCGTGACCTCTCATCGCGCCAGCTCCTCTCGGACCCGCTCAGAGATGGCCTCTAGCCATTGACGTCGCACCGTGGGCGGCAGGTCCGGCACGGGCTCGCGCTGCGGGACACCGGCGCCTCGGGCGTGCCAATGCGCGTAGGGGACCTGACTGTGGGTAAGGCCAAACTTGGCATAGAGCCGATTGGACTCCACCGGCGTTGCCGAGGTGGCGGCCTGCATGAGGCGGCCCGTCTCGACGAGGACCTGGGCGCTTCCCTTCTTGAGGATCGTTGCCTGATCCAAGGGCTCCCAGTTATATCCCGACGAGAACACGTCGCGCTGATGCGCGGCGAACAGCTCGCCGACCTTGCCCCACAGGGGCGTCATATCCGAGCACGCCTTAGCGACCCGGTCGAGCTTCTCCTCTAGTTGTGCGACGCCCGCGTCGAGGTCTGAGGTGTCGACGCGGAACATCAGCCGACCGCGTCCATGCGGACGAGGGGCTGGAGCATGGCGCGCTCGTCGGCGGTGAGGAGGCGCACGAGGTCGGGGGTGCTCTGGTAGTTGAGCGCCTCGGGGCCGGTGTAGGACGTGCGGCTGTCGGGGTTAGTCCACAGGCGCGCGGCGATGCGGACGGCCACGGCGCGAGCGGCCTCGACGCGGTAGTCGGTCGCGGGGTAGCCCGAGACGTAGACGACCGTGGCCGTGGTGCCGTTGGGGTAGCCGCGCGGCAGGAGGATCGAACCGTCCGCGCGCAGGGTGTAGCCGACGACGACCTCGCCGCCGATGGTGATGGACGTGATCGAGATGACCGGCGTCATGGGCAGGAGGATCGTGTCCAGGAGATGACGGTCGACGAGCCCGCGGACGACGTAGTCCATGCTCGACGTGAGGGTCACGGTCACGGTCTCGGTCGTCTGGGTGATCTTGCGCCGACAGTAGGCGCGCACGAGCGCCGTCGCACGGTCACACGCGGCCTGGGCCTGAGTCGTCACCGTCCCCGCGGGGATGGTGAGCTGGGTGAAGGACGCCAGCTCGGACGTCGTGACGAGGCTCATGCGCCGGCCTTACGCCCCCGCGTCGGCTTGGGCTGGGCTGCGCGCTCGGGCGCGGGAGCCTTGACCGCTGCCTCAGGGGCAACCCGGTGGCCGAGGCGGGCGAGCTGCTCGTCGACAGCCTTGACGCGGTCGGGCAGGTTCCGCATCACGTAGCCACGGCGCTCGTCAAGCAGAGCGTCGATCTGTGCCTGAGCGCTCATCGGCGAGCTCCTTCATGTGTTGCGCGTGGTGCGCGTCGGTCAGGGTGTACGTCTTGAGGTGGGGCAGGATCGCGCCGGTGTGCGCGTGGATCGGGACCTCGGCCGCCTCCAGGCGGCGCATGAAGGACAGGTCCTCGGAGTACCAGTCGTCCCCCACGGGGCCGTCAATGAAGAAGCACCAACGCGGGGACATGCCATCGGGGCGCATCTCGCGCACCTTCTCCAGCGCGGAGCGGTGCATCAGGAGGCAGCCACCCCCGGCAGCATCCACGCGGACGAGCCGGTCGGGCGGGTAGTCATTGAATGCGAGGTACTGGGCGCCCTGGGCGTGCTTGTAGATCGCAGGCACGGGCGTCGGGTAGAGGTCCCCAGGTCGCGGCGGGTAGGCCGCGAAGCAAAGAGCCGACACGACGGGCGCGCTGATCTCGTGGGCCGCGTCGATGAGTCGGTCAAAGGACCCGACCGGGATGCGGTGGTCGGTGTCAATCATCAGGAGCCACGGTGCCGACGTCCTGTCAAGGAAGTGCGACACGAGCTCATTGCGCTGGCGGGACAACAGGTGCCCGCCGACTCGGAGGAGGCCGTCGATGCGCGACGTCCTGCCGAGGGTGATGGTGGCGAGGTCGGCGGCAAATTGTCCCTCGACCTGGCCGCCGTCGATCCAACCGATGTAGACCTTGTCTTTCGTTCGCATGACGCCCTCCCCAGGGTCCGCGATGGTGCCCGCACGCCTCGGCCCCGGTGGGTCTCACCGGGGCCGAGGGCGAGCTGGAGTAGTGCTAGAGCCTCAGACTCAGAAGGTCGGAGTTGCGAGGCCGGTGCCGCTGATCTTGCCGTGGGCGGCGGGGTAGCGGCCGGCGGTGAAGGCGGTGAAGCCGAACGCCGCAAGCGTGACGCCGAGGGTGCTCGGCTGGTCGACGCGGATGAACAGCGGCGCGCCAGCGTCCTCCCACAGGTGAAGCTCGGAAGCCGTCACGCCGTAGATGGTGTCCTGGTCAGTCGCCGTCGTGGTGGCGATGTTCGCGTCCAGCACGACTGGCACGCCGGCGATGTTGCCGACGACGCCACCGTAGGACGGTGCGCCGAACTGGCCGGCCGCGCCCTGCGGGTTAGTGTTGATCTGCAAGAACGGCGAGGACGTGGAGACCGCTGCGGCCATCCAATTCCAGCGCCGCGGGTGCATCAGGAAGTGAGAGATGCCACCGAAGTAGCCGGTCTGCACCTTCTGAATCAGGTCGAACAGCTTGGGGTAGACCTCGGCCACGGTGGGCGTCGAGTCCGTGTAGGTGACGGACTGAATGCTCGCCGTGTTGAGGATGCCGCGGTGGAAGTTGGTGGAGCCGCTGCCGCCGATGATCTGCGCGTCGAGCTGCGTATTGTAGGCCGACACGAGGTCGCGAATGATGATCTGCTCGGTGCCACGACCACGGCTGAGCGCCTGGACGGACACGGTCTGCTGACCGGCGATGGTCACGACGGGCACGCTGAGCGTGGTCTCGTCGAGATTGGTCTCCGAAACGGAGCTGTTCTGCGTGGCCTGAGTCGCGGCCGAGGTGCCCGTGGTGACGCGGGGAATCTCGACCGTCATGCCCTCGGCCGGGAGCGGCATGATGTTACAGATGTCCGCGGTGGGACGACCGGCGCGCGCCAGGGGGGCGACGAGGTCGGTGAGGTACTGCGGCACGACGAGGGCGCCGAGCGCCGAGGTGCCGATGGCGCGAGACTCCAAGGCTGAGCCGCGCTCGGTGCGCTCCTCGGCCTGGTGCTTGGAGAGGCGCTGCGCGGCGTCCATGTCGCCGAACGTGCGAGCGATGACGTCGTGGATGAAGGACACCCCACGCTTGTCGGCGTCGGGATTGTAGGTGCGCTCCTCACGGGTCACACGAGCGACGCCGTCGTATGCGCGAGCCTCGGCGGTTGCCGTGGCGCGGCTTTCGAGGTTCGCGATGCGAGCCTCCAGGTCGGCGCGCGCCTCGACGGCGGCGACGCGGGACTCCAGCTCGGCGGCACTCTCGTCGGATCGCGCCTCGACCGAGTCGATGTCATGGTCTGACATGCGGGTATCTCCTGTCGGGATTGGGGTGGGCGTTCCGAGGTCAGCCGCCGGAGCGTCCTGCTCGGATGTAGCCGAGGCTCTTGCCTCGACTAGGTCTAGGGCGTCGCTCTTGAGAGCGACGGATGTTTGGTCGTACCAAGGTCTCGTGACTACCGAGACATCTACTAGCGACACGTCCCTTAGCTCCCTCGTGCGGGACTCGGGGTCGTAGTAGTCCTCGCGGGTGAAGAAGGCAAAGGACATCTTCTGGAGATCGCCTCGGCGCATCGCAGAGACAATGCTGCGAACATAGGGGCTGTCCATGTCCAGCGACGGCACGTCGACGACGAGGCCGCTCTCGTCCACCGACAGCGACATCGTGCCGCCACGGGTCGAGGCCATCGGGATACCGTCGTGGTCGAACAGGAGCTCGACGACGGGCTCCTCGGACAGCGAGCGGTCGAAGGCGCCGCGCTTGACGACCTCGCCGTGTGCGGGGGCATCGAATACGGCGGCGTAGCCGCGCAGGCCGACGGAGCCGTCGGGCTCCTCGCGGACCTCCCAGCGGGCGTCGGCGGTGCGACGCTCTAGGGACGGGGTGGCGCTGCGCTCCTGGCGGTCGTCGTCGTCCTCGTCATCCTCGTCGTCGTCGCCACCGTAGGCGGCGTCCTCGGCGAGGGTGAAGTCTGAGGCGAGGCCACCGGCGACGCGGTCAGTCTCGACCCACTCGCCGTCGGCTTCCTCCCAGACCGCGACGAGGATCGCGGGCTCCTCGGGGGTGGCCTCCACGCTGGGGCCGCCTGGCACGTCGAGCGTGCCCTCGGTCATCACATGCAGGACACGGCCGCGCTGGCCGTCTCCCCAGGTGACGACGTCGTCAGTCTCAGGCATTGGGGTCCTCATCGGTGTCGGGTCGATCCGCGTCCGCGTCGGCGTCGGCGTCCGCGTCTGCGGACGGGTCGACCTCGGCGGCCGGATCATCTGGCGTTGTCTCCCCGCCGTTGCTCTCCGGTTGCGGAGGCAGATTGGCGAACACGTCCTCGGGCGGGATCGTGTCTAGTGGCAGACCGGCGCGGCGCATGATCTCGCGGGCCTCGTCCACCGTGACGACCCTGCCGACGGACAGGTAGAGGCGTCGTGCGACCTCGGCGAGATCGGATGGCGAGAGGTCGTCCTGGGAGGCGGTTAGCGGTGGCAGGTCCTCTAGTGCGCGCATCTCGTCCACGGTCAGCGGCATCGCGCCGTCGGTCATCTGAGAGATGCGGGCGCTGGCCTCGTAGACGGCGTAGCGGGTCTGGATGTCAGCGCGCAACAGGCCACCGGTGCGGAAGCGCAGCACATGGTCGGGCGGCAGAAGCGCGGACAGCGCCTCCTCTAGGCGCGCGATCCACGGCGTCATCGTGAAGGCGAGGAAGTCCTGGACGCGCTGCTCGCGGTTCGCGTAGGTGACCGAGGAGCCGGATGAGGCTAGGCCGATCATCTCGGGCTGGACGCCGAACAGGCGGCAGACGTTCTCGCCGCTCATGCGCCAGGTCTCAAGGAAGGCAGACTCGCCAGGGGAGACGCTGATCGGGGTGTAGTCGACGCCGGCGCCGAGGACGGCGGGCTCGCGCTTACCAGCGACGGCCGCCATGAATCGGGCCTTGAGCTCTTGGGCTTGCTCGCGAGTGATGGCCTGATCGGTGGACAGGACCGCCGAGGGGACGGCGCCGTCGGTGAAGAACCGGGCGCCCCACTCCTCAGACGCCAGACCCGAGCCGATGGTCGTGCGCGCGTAGTCCAGCACCGACAGCCCGAACGGGGAGCCGGGGACGGTGAAGGCGGGCACATGGATCGCGTCACCGAGCGGCCAGAGCTCGTGCTCTTGGCCGTCCCAGGACAGTCGCACGCGGCCGTCCTCGACGCGGCCCGCGACCTTGTCGGGGTGGACGAGCTCGATGGCGAGGGGGTAACCGGCGCGGTCGGTCTGGGTGACGAGGCCGTAGGCGTTGCCGCGCAGGAGGAGCGAGACGACGAGCTGATCGCGCCAGGTGATCGGGGAGACCACGGCCGACGGCGAGGTGATGAGCGGGACGCTGACCTCGGTGCGATTGCCGCCCGACGTCCGCACGACGTCGACGGGCAGGGTCGACACCGTGCCGGCGATCAGTCGGACACATGCCCAGACGGCCGCGTGACGCAGCGCCTGGTCCGAGGAGATGTCGAGGAGCGACCCGACGCGCGCGTTGCGGTAGTCGGTCAGCATGGCCGAGACGTCGCCCGTGACGTGGCGCTGCTCAGGGGCGCGGCGCTTGAACAGGGTCACGAGTCACGTCCGATCAGGTATCCGAGGGCGATGCAGGAGGCGCCAGCCACGGCGATCCCGAGGGGGATTGCGACGAGGGCGGCGGCGGTCACGATGAGGGCGAAGCCTGCGAGCTCTAGCGCGGTGCTCAGCACGGGCTCTCCTCTCACCAGACCGAGTCGGTTACGTCGATGGCCTCAGGCTCAGCGGCCCAGGCGTAGTAGGCCGAGGTCGCGGCCACGAGTGGGGCGACGTCGACGGGGGACTTGCGGCGATCCCACGCCCAGGCATCCCCGAGGGGACGCACGACGGCGAGGGCGACGGCGTCGTCGAGGGGTTGCTGTCCGAGGTGGACGAGCGGCCCCGAGGTCGCGGCATCGAAGAACGCGCCGCACGACCGGCCCAGGTCGGGACCGGCGATAGGTAGTGCGATGTCGCCGAGCGCCTGGCGTAGGTCCTCTAGGAGCGAGGACACCGGGGCGCCCGATGCCTGGAAGGCGACAGCGATGGGCTCGTATTGCTCGATCCGGTCGGCGAGCCACTCCACGACCCACTCCGTTCCGGCGCGGGTCGCAGCGATCTCGACGTGGGGTCGACCGTCAGGGCGAGTCCCGCAGACGGTGACCCACGAGACCGAGCGATCCCACGAGACATCCACCGCGAACGCCAGGCGCTCACCGAGGACGATCTCCGAGGCGGGATCGCGGCGCTCGTCCCATGCCTCGGCCGGGATGATCGCGCCGTCGCCCATCGCGGGCGGGTCCTCCCACCATCCCAGTCGCTCGCGCGCGAACTCCTTAGGAGGCAATGCGCGACGCTCAGCCGACAGGTACTCGACTGAGATGCGGCGCCCGAGGGCGGGGTTAGCGGCGTGCCACATGGCGACGTCGTCGAGCTGGCAGCCTGCCGTCCCTGCCTTGTGATCGCACTCGGGTCGGCGGCAGCCACCGGGCTCGGTGGACCACTCCAGGTAGACGAGCGAGGGGTCGCCGCCGGCGCGGCCACGGTCGCGGATGTTGCGGAGGACCTCGGACTCGCGTAGGCCAGCGGACGATCCGTAGCGGACATGCGGGTCAGGCCGAGCCGACAGCGTGGGCAGGAGCGAGCCCATCATGGTCGGCGTCAGGAATAGAGCCTCGTCAAGGATGACCGTGTCGCCTGACAGGCCACGGCCACCGCCCGAGGTACGGGCAAGGAAGTCCAGCCGAGCACCTGAGAGGAGCTCGATGCCCTCCTCACCGTTAGCGGTGCGGACCTTCTTGACGCGCTTGCGTAGGTGGTCGTAGTTATCGACGAGCGCATGGATGTCGCGGAACGCCTCCTGCGTCGTGCGGAAGCGGTGCGCGGTCCACACGACTAGGCCGACGTCGCGGACGTACAGGTCATAGATCGCGGACATCTGGAGCGTCCACGTCTTAAGATTCTGACGGCCGCACACGATGGCGGCCTCTAGTGATGCCCACCGTCCGTCGGCACGCTCGGACAGGATCGCGTCGAGGGCGAGCTCCTCCTCGGCGTCCGGCTCCTGGCCGATGGACCGAGCGAGGTCGGCGGCCTCACGGCCAGCCGACGAGGCGGTGTGCTCAGGGACCCAGAAGTGGGCCGGGCGTGTGATCGGGTCAGCCTGCACGGCGAGCCTCGCGCTTAGCGCGCAGCTCGTCCAGGGCGTCCCCGGCCTGCGCGACATTCGCCGTGGCCTCGGCCATCGCGGCCCGCATCTCACGGGTCAGCGCGGCCAGTCCCGAGGAGGACTCCGCGCCGGCGTCGATCCGGGTGGCGAGGGCGACGGCGGCCTGGCCCGCTGACGTCTGGAGGCGACCGGCCTCGGTGAGCTCGGCGATCACGGCACCGAGAGTCCCGGTGGGGGAGTCGGGCTCGGCCTGGGCCTTGGGCTTGCGACCCTTGGCCGGTGCCTTGGGGGCGGGCTTGGGGTCGCGGGTCTCAGGTATGCCGAGCTTGGTCCGACGGTAGTGGGCGGCCGTCCGGCACTTGGAGGAGCAGAAGCGGGCGCGGGAGGAGCGGGCATCAAAGTCGGTCGAGCACGACGCGCAGGTGATCAGCACGGCGGGCCTCCTATCCGACTAGGCGTAGCTGCTCACCCATCGCTGCCGTGTGCTTGTGGACGTTGCAGGCTAGGTGAGCTGTCGCCAGATTGGCCGGGTCGTCTGAGCCGTCGTGATGTTGCGGGACGAGATGGTCAATGCTTGGCGACATTGGGTGAGGATGCTTGAGTGTGCGGCTGACAGGCAGGTCGCAGAGGTGACACATCCAACGATCTCGGGTGAAGATGGCCTCGTCGCCCTTGCCTGGCGCTAGGGATGAGCGGAGCTTCTTGCGGGCAGCTCGTCGCGCACTACGAGGATCGCCCTGCCTCGGCCATGTCGACGACAATGATGCGCCGTGGCAGGTAGCTCGGCACACAGGGTCGGGGCAGTATTGACGGCCCGGCCTAGGCTTGACGGGTCGGAATCTGACACCACAGGAAGCGCACTCGCGCAGGACAGACTCGGATAGGCCAGCCGATATCCGTTGCTCGCGCGTGCGACAGGGTCGGCACATGGCGTCCTCGCGGCTGCCCTTGCCAGTCCAGGCGTAGCCACCGCACCCGCCGGCGCAGTCGACTCGGCGCTCATAGTCGCGCTGGGCGTACCGGCACTTCTCGGAGCACCACCGCTTAGCGCGACCGCGCGGGTCGCTGCGCTGATAGGTGAACTTGATGGAGCACCATCGGCACGTCGCGGTCGCGGTGACCATGTGACCTCCCCAGGTCCCTAACGTTGACTCTGAGTTGACGGAGAGGCGCAGCGCCCGAGACCCCTCGGCACCGTCGCCTCCCCTGCACTAAAACGGACACCTTGGACATTGTGGGACGCACCGGGCGCCCCATAGGGGCAGCACGGGTCTCGTGCTACCAGGGGCGGGAGGTGCGGTATCGCGGCGCGTGCCGGACGGCGGGGGTATCCCCCCTCCTCTGGTTACAGCGAAGATGACTCATGCGGACGTTGTCCCTGTCGAACTCCAGCTCGGGGGCCACACTCACCGGGACGACGTGATCGCCCGAGGTGGCGCCCGGCTTGCCGCACAGCCAGCAGGTGTCGCCGTCCTCCTCCAGGACTCGGGCGACGAGCTTGCGCCATCTATGACCACCGATGCGGCTCACGTTGTCCTGCCTTTGTGTGGGCATGTGACGTATGGTCGGGAGTTACAGGCACTAGGTCAGGGGGGACCGTGGGACTCTTCAAGTCATCCAAGCCCAAGCACGAGCCATCGGATCGCCATGTCAGCGACGCGCTTGACGGACGACGTGATGGCTACTACGAGACCGAGGTCGTGGGCGAGGGGAAGCACCGCGACCACTTAGTCGCCGTGCTCAAGCGCCACAAGCGTGCCGCTGGGTGGAAGGACGGCAGGGTAGCCGTGCCTGCCTACATCATCCCGCTAGGTCTGGACGGCTACGGACGGTATGCCGTGGAGATTGACGGGCAGCGGGTGGGTTATGTCGAGGACTCGTGGGTGAAGATGTGGGGGTCTACCTACGAGCGTCCTGCGTCGGTGATTGGCCGGGAGGTGGCGTACTCATGTGCTGCCGCTATCTGCTGGAGCGTGTCTCGTGGTGATCCTCTGCGCGACCCTGCGATCCCGTTAGGCGTTCGCTTGGACCTGTCAGATGATCCTGTTGAGGTCGGTCAAGGAGCGCGCCGCCGACGCTGATCCTGTTGCGCTCGTCGAGGAGGGCGTCGATGATCCGGCCGTAGTGCCGGTCCCTCGGTGCCGTGATCGTGACCCACCACAGCGCCTCGTCGATCTCGCTGATAGTCACGATGGGCTGGGCTTGCGGCGCCATCGTGTCTCCTTACGCGAGGTGGGGGTTGAGCGTCCTCCAGGTGTCCCAGTCGGTGGGGTAGTCGAAGTCATCCGAGGCGTCGTCCCACTCGATGAAGTGCTCAGCCTCGCGGACGTGGATGTCGATGGGCAGGCCCACGGCTGCGCGGTAGACCTCCCAGCCAAGGAGGCGGTTGGTGATGCCTGAGCGGTAGGCCATGTGGGCTATGTCGGTGGCGCGGTCTATGGCGACGTGGTGGTCAGGCCCGACGACCCAGGCGAACATCTCGCCCCATCGGCGACCGGTGTATTGGCTCGCGCCGTACCTGGCGTAGATATGCCACGGGTCGCCCTGGTCGGCAACGATGGCGTCGAGCAGGGCGTCGGTCAGGTACGTGTCGCCGTAGATGATGGCGGTGGGGGCGGCCTTGTGCCACAGGTGGCGGCTGGACTCGTGCTGATGCCCGGCCGTATTCCAGTCGGGCTCGGCGTGGGCGCCGATCTCAGGCAGGACGTAAGCCTCGGCCCGGTCGGCCTGGCAGACGACGTGGATGTCGGTGACGCCGCGGGCGTGGAGCTTGCGCTGGGTCCGGTGGATGAGGGGCTCGCCTCGGACGGGGATGAGGTGCTTAGGTGTGCTGAGGTGATTGTCCCACCGGGTCATCTCGCCAGCGGCGAGGAGAAGCGCCCTCATGGTGCGGGACGCCGATGGCTAGATTGTAGCACGGATTCTGGACACATGTGTCAAGCCCCTAACGTGTGGGCGTACTCGCGGACGTCGAGGATGCGGACGAGCTGTCCGCGCTTAGCGACGTGGCCTCGTGTGATCCATCGCCGGATGGTGCGCTCGTGGACGCCGGCCATCGTGGCTGCCGCCTCGACGTCGACCCAGACGTCGGCGTCACGTCCTGCCACGGCGAGGAGGCGGGTGATCTCCCACTCCCGGCCACAGGCTCGGCAGTAGACCGACTCAGCGCCTCGGGCTACCCGTAGGCCGTTGCCGCAGTCGCCCTCGTCGGTGACGGTGGGGCAGGGCACGCGCCAGCCGGGCTCGTGGGCGTCGTGATCCCAGCGGGCGACGGCCCTACGGCACAGGCGCACCTGGCGGGCGTACTCGGCGATGTCGAAGCTGGGCTCGGTGAGGACCCAGTCCTGATGCGCCTGGAGGAAGCGCACGACGCCCGTGAGGGTGACAGGGGTGTGCCTTGACCATGAGGCGCCGTGGAGGGGGCCCGTGGCGGCGAGCCTGGCCTCCGAGGCGACGCCGTAGGGGGCGAGCCCACGGTCCTCGCGGATGATGCGCTCCCAGTCCTCCAGTAGGACTAGGAGCGGCACCTCAGACGAGGGGTCGTCCGGCACGATGCGGATGGAAGTCAGCTCGGGGTCGAGGGCGTCCACGACGAGCGGTGGGCGAGACGAGGGGACGCTACGGCCCGAGCCGGGTCGGTTGGGGCGGTCGGTCATGGTGGCGGCCTGGGCGGCGAGGTCAAGGATGGCGTCAAGGTCGCGGGCGATGCGATGTCCGCAGGGTCCGCAGACGTGGCCGGAGTGCAGGGATCGCGTGCACAGGACGCACACCGGAGCCCACTCCACACCGCAACCGCCGACGACTCGGCATGGTATTTGGTCCTCGCCACGGCGGCAGATGACGGCACAGTCGGCGTGAATCGTCATCGTGACCGCCTTTGCTCGCGCGCGTAACTAAGAGTCATATCTCCACGGAAGTAACTACTACGTCCGTAAGTCCGTCCGTCCGTCCGTCCGTGGGCATACCACTCAGGTAGTGCCTTGAGGCAGGTGCCTACGGGGTGCCTTGAGGCAGTCATGCGGCCCCCTTCCAGCACTCGCAGTCGGGGCCATGATTCTTGTGACACCCGCCCTTCTTGGCTGCCTGCTTGAGACCCTCCAGACGTAGCCGAGATGCCTCTGACGTGGGCTGATACTCGGCCCAGTCATTGACCTGATAGCCGCCCTCGACGTGCTGCCACAGCCGAGCCTCGACGAGCGCGTTAGCGTCTGAGGTGCTCGCGTGGAGGAATGGCAGCGCTGCGCGAGGGATGAATCCGTCGGTCTCGTGGCGTCCGCAGTAGGCCAATCCGAAGACGTAAGCGAGCACCGCGCGGGGTTTCTTGGCCCCAATCAGCGTCAGAATCTTGGGATGATCGGGCAGTCCGGTGTCCAATCTGACCCAGGGAAGTGCCATCAGAAGGGCACCTCGTCGAGTCCGACGGCGCCGTGCGCCCACGGGTCATCGGCCGCGGGAGTGGCCTTGGGACCGCCCTTGGATGCCTTGCTCACCTTGACCGTGTCCCACTTGAGGTCCGGCCCGATAGCGTCGGCGGTGATCTCGTAGTCGGTGCGCTTGTCGCCTTCCTTGGTCTCCCAGGTCCGCGAGGCGACGCGGCCGATGGCGATGACGCGCTGGCCCTTGGCGAGGCTGTCGCCGACGTGCTCGGCCAAGCGATCCCACACGGTGACAGACCAGTACGTTGAGTCTCCGTCCTCCCAGGTCCCGTCGGCGCCCTTGCGGCGCTCGGATACGGCGACGCGCAGCTTGGCGACGGCCTTGCCGGACGCGGTGAAGCGCAGCTCAGGGTCGGCGGTCAGGTTGCCGACGATGGCGATGGGCGTGCTCATGGTGTCTCCCCTGGGGTGTAGTGGTGGGCGGTGTAGTGAGTGGTCCAGCCGTGGACGCCTCCGAGGCCGTCGAGGCCGCACAGGAGGCAGCTCCACCGCTGATAGAGCTGGGCGCGCTTCTTGCCCGCGGGGTGGCGTGGGCTCGGTGTGCTCATGTGTCGCACCCGGTCCCGCGGTCGCAGACGGTCATGTCGGACCACAGGTGGGTCTGGCATCGAGGTCGGTGGCGGTCGCAGCACTCGGACAGGACGTAGTCGCAGTCCTCGCCACACGGGCACGGCCCGCCGATCTCGCGGGCGACGCCTTCTAGTAGGGACTCAATGTCGGGGTGTCGTCGGCTCATGCGGCGCCCCGGTAGATCAGGGACCGCCACACGCGCACGGGGCGGGCGTGGCAGGCGGCGCGCTCGGACGGGCGGTAGGTGTCGGTCGCGGTAACCCAGCCCTCGGCGGCAGCCTTCTTGAGCATGGCGCCCAGGGCGCGGGGCTCGTGTGTCCCCAGGTCATCGTCGAGCAGACGCCAGACGTCGTCCGAGGTCAGCTCAGCCCGGAACGCGGCGAGTCCCCAGATGACATCCAAGACGTGGCGCTTCCAGTCTGAGTCGGCGTGGCGCTCGACGCGGTCAACGGCCTCGGCCTGGGCGGCGAGCGCGTCAAGGAGGTCGCCCTGGCCGGTCACGAGATGGCCTCTAGGAGTAGGCGCCGGCGCTCGGCGGTGACCCACGGCGGGTCCTTGGGGCAGTAGCGCTCCAGGGCTCGAGCCCGGTCGCGCACGGCCTCACCGAAGGCGACCGAGTCCTTGACCCCTCGGACCTCGCGGCGCACCATGTCGTCGGTCTCGCGCAGGATGCGCCAGATGAGGCGCCGGGCCTTCTCGCGCTGGGCGGGGGTGAGCTCGCGCAGCTCGCCCGGTGTCGGCATGAGGACAGGCATCAGGCCACCGCCTTAGCCGCGGCGATGAGGTTGCGGCGCTCGCTCGGTGTCTTGCCGCCCCAGATGCCCTCGCGCTCGGGTGTGCTGAGCGCGTGCTGGAGGCAGTCGCGCTGGACGGGGCAGGACTCGCACACCTCTAGGGCGACCTTGCGGGCTAGATCGTTAGGGTCCTCGACCCACCAGAGCTCGGGGTCATACGGCGCGCACGCGGCGCTCGTGGCCCACTCGTCGCGGATAAGGACATCATGCAGACGGCTCATAGATACTCTCCCCGATTGGTATGACACGAATGACGGCGCCGCGAGGGTTAGCGATGGTCGCGTAGCGCTTGCGCGCGCCGAGGTTGACGACGAGTGAGTCGTCGGCGATGACTGACGCCTGGACGAGCGCGTCGAGTGTGGAGCGGACGAGCTTGTCGATGTCGCCCACGCTGCGCCGGATAGGGAACAGGGGCGCGGTGGGCTTGACGTTGCCGTCGCCCTTGTAGTGCGACTGGGGTCGCGGGAAATAGAACGTCAGGAAGGCGTCCAGGCCACCGTCAAGCAGACGTCCGGCGACGCCGGTGCGCTGGCACTCGGCGACCACGGCCTCGCGCCACGGTGTCACGGCCTTAGACGCCTCGACCATGATCCCGCGCCCGACGTGCCGCTTGGAGCCTTGTGGCGCGGGGTGGCCGAGGACGCGCAGGTCGATCACAGGCCCGCCACCGCGTCGCGGCGCTCCGTGTCGGTGACCGCGGTGTAGCGCTCGGTCGTCGCAATACTGGCGTGGCCGAGGAGCTCCTGGGTCGCGCGCAGGTTGCGCGACCCGGCGTAGACGCGGGTAGCGAAACGGTGTCTCAGGGTGTGAGTGGACAGCCCCGGCCCGAGGTAGGGCTTGACGATACGCCCGAGAGTCGTCGGGGTGATGTGACTCGCGCCGCTGGGGAACAGGTAGCCGCCCCGTGCCTTGGCCTCGGCCATGGGCTCAACGAGCGCCTCGGCGATAGGGACTACTCTTACGCGGCCGCCTTTGCCCGTAATCCTGAGAGTCATGGCCTCCAGGTCGATCATGTCGGCATGGAGGCCGGCGATCTCGGCACGACGTAGCCCGGCGTAGGCACCGAGCAAGAGCGCGAGGCGCCCGCGCGGGTCGGCGGTGGCGAGGGCGTGCTCCAGCACCGACTCGGGGCAGGGCTTAGGCGCACCGGGAGGGACGCGGACGGCCATCGTGTCGGCGGCCGGGTCGTCGTCGCGGTGCCCCATCTTGCGCGCCCAGGAGAAGAACGTGGTCAGGGCTGAGCGCGCGGAGCGACGGGTCGCGGGCTTCCATGCGGGGTTAGCCGACAGCCACTCGATGATCTCCTGGGCGGTGCATGTCTGGAGGTCATGGTCGCGGGCGAACCGCTGGAGGTAGTTGCGCTTGAGCGCGCGCGTGTTGACCGACATAGACCCGGCCTGGCAATAGGCGTCATACAGGGCGATCAGCTCGGCATTAGATGACACGGTCGGCCTCCACTCGCTCAGCGGTGTCGTACAGGTGGGGTAGTAGCTCTAGGACGGCCTGGGCCTGTTGCGGGTCGGGGAGCGTGTTGCCGTGTAGCCATATGGCTCGCTGGACGCGCGCACGTTCCTCGGCAAGGACCTCGGCTCGGGTTGCTCGGATGGCTTGCTCGACGGCGTCGGCAATGTGCTTAGCCGTGTACCAGGCGCTCACCTTGCACACGCCTTGGGATAGATGGAACGCGCGTAGGAGTACGGTCCCCATATCCAATTAGCGTGCTGCCACGACGACCACATGCCGTAGTGCGTCGTGTCCATGCCGCGTCCGTCTGAGGTGATGCCCCAGGGCCGCCAGTAGGTGCCGCGCTTAGACACGATGCGATAGACGATGCGGGACTGTCGCATAGGGTTACGCATCGCGGACTCGTCCCACCATGAGGTGCGGCCGTGGGCTCCGCGATTGGTCTGCCACATGCCGACGTCGCTGCCGTTGTATTGCGGATGGCCGGGGATGAGGTTCTGGTGGCGTGACTCGCGCCAGGTGATCGCCCACGCGATGCGGTTGCGTTCGCCGCGGAAGCCCGCCCGCCACAGCATGAGCGCCGCCTTGTCGCGACACGCGGCTGGGGGAGTGGGCTTGGCCTTGGGCGGCATCGCGAGGACGAGGCCCAGGCCCAGCTCGGCGATCACGGGTGGGCCTCGGAGTAGTCGGCCCCGATCGCGGGGGAGTCGTCAAGGCGTGCCCAGACCGCGGCCTTCATGCGCGCGACGTAACCGGGCTGCTTCTCGGCTGGCATGGCCGCGATCTCGGCGGCGGCGAGCCTGAGCTGGCGGGCGATGTCGGCGTACTCCAGCGCCTCGCGGCTTGCGTCATAGCCGAAACGCTCACCAACGTCGACGGCCATCTTGGCTGCCTTCTCGTTGTTCTCGGCCATCTTCACGAGGTCAGCGACGCCACTCATGCCTCACCGTCCGGGCGACGGCCGTGCATGACATGCACGGTGGCCGAGCGGGGTGTCGGGCGCTTGAGGTTGCCCGACTCGTCGCGGGACTCTTGAAGGTAGTGCAACGTCTCCAGCACAGCCCATGTGGCGATCCACACGGGCACGCCCCAGGCGATCCCGACGAGGATGTTGTAGAGCGGGGCGTCGGTGTGTCCGGCGCCGAGACCGGTGGCGATGCCTCCGGCCAGTAATGCCCAGGTGAAGCGTCTCTCGGCTGATCTCATGTCGTCGCCTCCTTGAGTGCGGCGCGTGCCTCGGCGGCCCTGGCCTCGACGTCGACGTCGACCGCGGGCTCGGGGGTGAAGGGCGGGGGCATCGGTGTCGCCGACTTGAGTGCGGCGACCTTGGCCGTGATGTCCTGGCCGTACAGGTCAAGGACGTCGTCGGCCTTGGCCTCGGCCCACACCGTCCGCAGGGTGGCGACGTCGGTGGCCGTGGCAATCTCGCGAGCCCAGTCGCGGTCGGGTGCCGAGGTCTCCTCCTCGACGACCTCGGCGTCGACGATGTCGGCGGGCTCGGGTGCGAGGTCGGTCGGCTCCATGTCGCCGTCAGCGGTGACGGTGACCGATGCGCCGAGCTCCTCGGGCGTGTAGATGACGCCGCTCAGCGCTTCCTGGCAGGCGTCGCGGGCGACCTCGGAGATGGCGCGGGCCTTGAGCATGGCGGCGGGGTAAGACTTCCATACGCCCTTGCCCGCTAGCCCTGCCGCCTTGGCCCGCTCCATCGTCCACACGCTGCGGAAGGTGAAGTCAGGGTCATCGGCGCGCACGATCTCGGCGACGGCCTGGGTGTCGTCGCCCGTGACGCGCAGCTTGTGGCCTGCGCGGCGCACGAGTGCGGACATGAGTCCGGCCGAGGCGGTGGGCTTGCCGTCGATGACGTGAATGGATGACACCGCGGTCATCGTGGGGATGTCCAGGGCGTCGGCGTACTCCATCGCGAGAAGGAGATTGGCCGGCTGACCCTGATACGCCTTGGGCAACAGGCCCGCCTGGGCGAGGTGCTTGGCGTAAGTGACCTTGGAGTCCAGCGCGCTTGGCGCGATGCGGGCGACGTCGCTCATGGGAGCACCAGGTCCTCGGGCTGGGCGACCTCGATGAGGCCGCGGCGTAGTCCGTTGATGAGCCATGAGGCGGCGGCCTTGGACAGGGTCTCGTAGACGCCGTCCCAGTCCTTGCCGAGGATGAGCTCACAGGTGGCGTCCCAGGTGGGCGGGTTGCCCGCGGTGCGCTTGAGCATGGAGATCGCGCGGAGCTGTTGCGGGGTGACCCGCTCTAGCGCCGCATAGGTCATCGTCCCGCTCGTGGGGACGTTCTTGGGATTGGTGGGTGGTGCCATGTGCTGACCCCCTTGGGTCCGTTGTCCAGTCGGATAGGTAGGGGGCGGGCACGGTGCATGGACAGGGGGCACCGCGCCCGCCCGAGCCGACCTCCGGGGGGACAGAGGTCGGAGACAGGTGCTAGGCGAAGTGCCCGATATGTGACGATTGGATTGCGGTTGCCTTAGAAACGGCTTGGCTGGCTTCCATCAGCGGTCCCCCTGACTTACGGTGGCCGCGTGGGTCCTAGACGCCGATAACGTACAGAACGGTCGGATAGCACGCGCACGCGGTTTGGGTTATGTCAAGAGCCAAACCTAATGCTGACCGGTCAAATGTCAAGGACCCTCATTGGGCGCGCCGTAGATCACGGCGTTGACCCACAGGAGGGGAGTGGCAATGCCATACGCGAGGACCGACGTCAGGCAGGCTCTAAGCGCGGCCCGTGAGGCGGGGAAGCCCGTCGAGGGGCTCAATGCAGGGGACCGGGAGACGACGATCCAGCTGGAGCGCTGGGGCTTCCTGCCGGTCAATCGGGACGCCTTAGATAAGCGCGTACAGGATTGGTATGTCAGCCAAGGGCTCGCGACACGCGAGGGCGACACGCCCGAGGCGACATCCGACACGCGCGGCGACACTCCCAAAGACACGCCCGAGCGCTCAGCGGTGGCGCTAGAGGCCGCGGAGGCGGCACTCGCGGCGGCGTCGGCGGCGTTGCGGCTGGCGAGGTTGTCGGCCTAGATAGGGGTGCGCCCCCGCTCACCCGGCGGGGAGGTCCGGGGAGCGGGGGCGCGGTCTGTGGGTTAGTCCTCGTCGTCGTACCAGTCGGGGCCGTGGACGGCCCCGCGCTCGGGGTCGAGCTCGGTGTGCACGGTGAAGCCGAGGGGGTGCCGCTCGGGCTCGACGCTGACGTCGGTGTCGGGCTCGTCGCGGGGTAGGGCGAGGGCGATGGACGCGGCGTGGCGCATGAGCGAGCGGACCTGGGCGACGTCCATGTCGAGGCCGGACAGGGTGACCTCGACGCCGCCGATGGCGATGGTCACCTTCACCTGTCGAGCCCGAGGTCCGCGTCAATCTGTGCGCCGAGCGCGCTGTAGCCAATCGCGTCCACCCACGAGTCTCGGCCAGGGCGTCCGGTCGGGCTCGTGAGTCTGGCGAGCTTGAGCGCGACCATCATTGCCGCCACGGTGCGCGGTGGGATGTCCTCGGGCAGATTGAGGAGCGCGGCCCACAGGCGTCCGATGCGCTTGGCCTCTTGCCCGTAGTCGCCGTGGGTTGAGCGGCGGTCGCCTGAGATGAGGCGGCCTGCCTCGTCGAGTACCTGGCGCCTGACATCCATTGGTCTCCCCTTCTATGCCGCGCGTGTCTGGCCGTTCTTGAGCACCTTGTTCCATGCGCCGCAGTCCTCACATACGAGCTTGGGCCAGGCGTTCGCGGTCGCGTAGACCGTGCCGGCCGGGGTCAGCTCGGTGCCTCCGCAGGCGTAGCAGTCGGACAGCTCGCCGGACCACAGACCGAGGTGCGGCAACTTGATCCACGCGCGCAGGCGCATGAATAGCGCCTCGGTGATGCGGACGTCGGTGACGTTGTAGTCGGCGAACAGATCCCACGCCTCCGGGTCATTCGCCAGGACGCGATTCCAGAGGTACTGGCCGCCTGTCTCTATTTTGGTGTCAAGCCCGAGCCGGTTGGTGACGTAGCCGAGCTTGTTGCTGGCGAACTTGAACGCCTGCCGGTTCACCCGGTAGAGGTCGACGTTCTTGTACGGCGACGGCGGGCCGTAGTCAGCGGACACCCACTCGCGATTGAGGTGCGGCATGTCGAAGCTGACGTGGTTGTAGCCGACGACGATGTCGGCCTCATTCACCATGTCCCATATCCCCGCGAGCATCGCTGGGCGGCCGTCGTGGTACTCGGACAGGAAGGTCACGTCCGGGGAGTCCAGCCACTTAGCCGCGACGCATAGGACGCGGCTTGGCTCAATGACTTGGGTGATGCCGATGTTCTGGTCGTACAAGCCCCAGGCGTAGACGACGTTGGGGCTCGTCTCAATGTCAAGCGTAAGGACTTTCGGATCGTTGGGCTCTAGCGACAGGAGGTCATCTAGGAGACTCATGCCACCTCGTCGGGTCGGGGACAGGAGCACCCGCCACCTCGGACGCGGCGACGGTGGTGGCCGATCTGTGCGGCGTTCACCTCGTAGCCGTTGCGCGCTAGGGCCGCCGCGATCTGCGGGGCTTGGACGCTAGTGGCGTCAAGTAGGTGCTCCAGGGCGGCGCGTTCCTCAGGGCTCATACCCCCGAGGACCGTCGCCATCCGGCACGGTGTCCCGCCGGGTTTCGGTCGTGCCGTCTGTAGTGCCGTGAGCTCGTCGAGTAGTGCCACAGTCCCTCCCCGGTCGTGGTGGTCAGCCGCGCAGCTTGGCGCGCAGCTCTCGGATTCGCTGAGTAAGTGGGCGCACGTCGCCGCCCTCGGCCTTGACCTTGTCGCGCTGACGGATCAGGCGAGCGATGCGCGTGCGGATACGGTCGGCGGCGGTGGGCTTGCCGAGGGTCCGCATGAGTGCGGCGACGCGGATGCGCTCCTCGTGGATGTCGACGCCGTCGAGGTCGTTCTTGCGACCGAATGTCGGCAGGCGCGGGACGCCGTCGATCATGCCGTTAGTCCAGTCGAGGTGCCGCAGGAGCGACGGATTAGGCGAGAGGCCGTAGGCGTTCATCAGCGCCGCGGTGCCGAGGCGTAGGGAGTCGAGCTGGGCTTGCTTCTTGGGCGGTGCCCACGACTCGCCGTAGGTGTGATCGGTCTCGATGCCTACCGCGTAGGCGTTCATCTGGTCCTTCATCACACCCCAGCCGGGGCCGCCGGTGCCGGCGTGGTTGCTCAGGCGGCCGGCGATGAGGTGCCAGGTCCCCGAGGCGTGGGTGCCGTTGCATCCTGAGCAGACCCAGATGCAACCGGCCGGGGCGAGGGCGTTATTCATCATCCACCACAGCGCACCGGGTGAGTCCCCGGTTGGACTCGCGTCGTGATGCCACATGATGAACTTCACGTCGCGGTAGCCCTGGCCCTGCCAGCCGACGTCCTGCCAGCGCTTGCCCTTGTAGGGGCCCTGGACGTAGGTCTCCTCGATCACCGGCACGCCCGCGGCGCGCAGGATGTCGGCGGCGTCGGCGATGTTAGTGCGCGCCATCAGCGCATCCACTCCTCGTCCTCGTCGTCTCCGAAGATGTCGAACAGGTCCGAGGCGATGCCCTCGACAGGCGAGGCGGCGAGCCACGGGACGTAGAGCTCCATCCACTTCTCCACCCCAGGCAGGGCGAGGATGCGGGTCACAGCACCGGCGACGAGGAGGACCTGGGCGACGGCCGGGACGGTGTCGATGCCCGCGGTCATGGCGATCACGGGGAGCAGGGTGAGCAGGGCGACGCCGGCGGCGAAGATGGTGCGAGCTGTCGCGCGCCACGGGTGGCGGGATTGGGTGGTGCCGTCGGGCATGGGTTCTCCTAGCGGATCAGAGCGACGGCGACGGCCACGACCGCGGCGACACCGGCGAGGGATGGGAAAGCCCAGACGCGGGACTGGACGGCAGCGAGGCGGGACTCAATGTCGCCGACTCGGCGGGACAGGTCCTCGCGCTGCTCGATGACGCGGAGCCGGGCCTCGTGGTCTGCGACCCGGTCGTCGAGGGAGTCGACGGCCTGGGAGATGCGCGTCACGGTGGCGTCAATGCGGCGCAACAGGGCGAACATCTCCTCGGGTGTCACGACGACGCCGTCGCTCATAGGTGGGCTCCTTGGATATGGGGAAGCCCCCGACTGTCGGGGGCTGGGGTGTAGCGGATCGCAACGCAGCAGTTACGGACATGCCAAAGCCCCCGAGGTTGTCGGGGGCTCCAGGGCATTTACTGACGATCCCGCCATAGCCAAGGCGGTTCAGCGGAGCAGGTTCAGTCCTCGCTCATGGACGTGCTCATCGTGCCACAGGTGTCTGACGTTGCGGCGTTTCATAATCGCCGGTCAGGTATTCGACCGCCGTGCGGACGCCGACGTTCCAGTCACGGCTCCGCTCGGCGTTGACGATGTAGGCGCCCTCCACAATCTTGACGCAGGCAGCTCGCTCGTCCGCGCGCGCCTGGGCGATGATGAGGCATTGGCAACGTGGGCCCTGGGGTGCGTTTTCGGGGTTTTCGATGCCGTGGTGTGCGCAGAGCGGGTCGTGCTGTAAGGCCGTAACTATCTCTTGCCGGTTGAGGACATCGCACGGGCCGCACTCATCGACGTGCGCCCACTTAGGGTCGCCGTAGATCGGGCACTTGGGGTGATGCTGCACTAGCTCATGGTCGCAGACCTGACCGACAGCGCGGCGTGTCGCGAAAGTGATTAGCGACGCGAGAAATTGCGTGACGGTAACTGGCAAGTTATTGCCGAGGCGCTACGGATTCCCGCAGGATTTCCAGCGCCGCGATGAGGTCCGGCAAGACCGCGTCAGGGTCGACCACGACGGTGCCCTGGCGGGCGTCCGCGACACCAGCCAAGTAGGCCGCCACATGCGCGGTGGAATCCTTGAGCGTGTCCGTGAAACCCATGCCGACGCGGTCCGAGGCCAGCCACTCCACATCCCGCAGGACGGCCCTCGACGTGTGCCAGGGCCATGCCAGGGAGCCGTCAGGGTTCACGCATCGGCGGCCCTGTGAATGACAGGTCGGGCACGCCGGAAAGAACTCGTCAGGCTGGGCCGCTTCGGCGGGATTGTTGCATGGTGAGGTCATGCGTCAAGGGTGGCACGCGGGGCTGACACTACGGGCGCCACGAGTCGGGCGGTGCGTCGTCGCACGGCCACGGTTTCTGGCAGGCGAGGCAGTAGACCCATCGGTCGGGCGGCAGTTCGAGGACGAGGCTAGGCCGATGCGTCGAGGGTGAGTTGCTGGTCATGGGCTGCTGCTGTCAGGCGGTCGCGGGCGATGTTGGCGTATTCGTCCACCATTTCCACGCCGATGAAGGTGCGGCCCTCTGAGAGCGCGGCGACCCCCGTGGTGCCTGAGCCCATGAAGGGGTCAAGCACGACGCCACCGGGCTCGACTAGGGGCATGACGTAGCGCAGGAGGTCGACGGGCTTTTGGGTGAGGTGTTGCCGGTCCTTGTGGGTGGGGGCTGAGTAGCGGAGGACCGAGTTGAGATAGACGCCCTCACGCTGTGGGGCGGCGCCTTTGGTGGCCCACAACAGGTACTCAACATGGTTGCGGAAGCGGCCCTTGACGGGTCTGCCGACGCCCTTATCCCAGACGGCGATGGCTCGCCAGACCCAGCCGCCCGCTTGGATGGCGTCGCTGGAGATGGGTAGTTGCCGCCAGTCGGTAAAGGTGAGCAGGGTGCCACCGGGCTTGGTGATGCGCAGGCACTCGCTTAGCCATAGGGCGGACCAGAATAGGTACGACCGCTGGTCCCTGTTGTCGCCGGTGAACGTGTCGTAGGTGCTTTTGGGGGCCACGCTCTTGCCAGTCTCGTCCTGGCTCCAGCCGCGGTACTTGGCTGACGGGTCGACGCTGCGGTCATTGCGCATGAGTCCGCCGCTGGAATAGGGCGGGTCGGTGATGACCGCGTCAACGCTCCCGGTAGGGAGGCTGGCAAGGACGGATAGAGCCTCACCCCGGTAGAGGGTGAATTGGTCGGTGTGGTGCCACGGCTCCATGTGTCTCCCCAAATGGAAACGCCCCCGACAACGTCGAGGGCGTGCGCGAGGTTCTATTCGGTTATGGGCGTACTACTACACGGCCAAGGCTGGCGCGGTGGGCTGACATCTCATCGCCGCAAGTCAAGCTCGGCTTATGAGAAGCAATCCCGACAACTTGTCGATATCGCCACACTCGTGCCGCAGAAATGCCTGTGCCGATATCGGCAACTCTTACGTTAGGGACTTGGCCCGCTCGTCGGTCCTCACCTTTGCGATGAGGTCGCATTGGCAGAGGGCATCCTGCTGGTCGCGTAGCCGTTCCTGCTGACGGCGGGAATAGCCGCCCAAAGCCTCGGGCACAAGCTCGATGTGGGTTGACCAGTAGCACAGGGCATCGTGGGCCATGCTCGTCCTTCCGTTATGGACAGGTGCGTCTAACCCCTAGATTGCGGACTCAACCCATGAGGTCGTGTCCTCGTCCCACGCCCACGGGCCACCCTCGGCAGGCATCGGCGTAGGCGGCTGCCAGTCGTAATTAGCGTCAAGGCTCCACGACGGGAAAGGCTGCGGGGCGATGAATACGTCAGCCTCGGCGTCGTATCGGAAACCGGGTCCACAGTATTGCTTGCGAAAATTATTGTTGTAGGACGTCTGCCGCCACTCACCCGACAGCCCAAGCGACGCTATAAACGCCTGCCCCAACGGCTCAGAGTGTTCCGGCGCAGGGTCGGGGGCGTCCGAGTTGCTCACGCTAATCACTTGCAGGACGGTGCCGTCCTTGTCTATCTGTGCGAAGTAGGCCATAGTGCAGTCCCCTTAGATCGCGTACCGAATGATGACGACACCTTTGCCGCCCGCTGCACCGCTTCCGCTGGTTCCGGTGAATCCACCACCGCCGCCGCCTGTATTTGCTGAACCGGCAACCGGAGTGGTGCCACCTGCACCGCCCCCGCCTGATCCTCCCGATCCCGACGTTCCAGTTCCGAAGACTCCACCGCCACCGCCGCCAGCCCGCGTGACTGACGATCCGGTAATTGAGCTGGCTACGCCGTTACCACCATTACCCGCAACGGTTCCCGTAGCCGTCCCACCAGTTGACGCAGCACCACCACCGCCGCCACAAGGCCAGGGACTAACACCGGGCATACCTCCACCTGCATAACCTTGTCCTGAGGTACCTGCGGCACCGTTCGCTGCTTCTCGTGAGCCGCCTCCAGAGCCACCAGTTGCAGGAGTGTTTGCAGCTCCGCCACCACCAGTAGAAACCACGCCAGCGAATGATGAGTTGCTGCCACTATTTGCTGTCGACGTGCTGGAGTTCGCTGCTCCTCCACCGCCAACAACAACGGTGTAGGCCTGACCGCTTACGGTGACCTTGGACTCGGCAGCCGAGCCGCCACCAGAGTTCTCACCAGTCACACTGCTGCGGTATCCACCAGCACCGCCACCGCCACCGCCGTTGGCACAGCCGGCACCGCCGCCAGCAACGATGATGTACTCAACGTCAAAGGACCCATTTGGGGTGAATGTGCCCGAGTCAGTAAAGGTGTGGATTCGATAGCCACCTGATTCGGTCACGGTGCCACCAGTAGCGTCAGCGAACGACTGTCTCGCTCGCTTGAGGGTTCGCTGCTTGCCTGCGCCGCTAAGCCCTGCTTGGCTGATTGCAAGCACTCCCATTACGAAATCTCCGAACCGTATGCATTGAATGAGAAGTCAGCCGTGGAGGCGTACACCTCCAGCACATCTGAGGCGTCAAGTGTGGCGCCAACCGTCAGGAACAAGGTGTCTTTAGCGGCTAGTGCCGCGTCGTACACGATGTAGTGCTGATTTGCCAGAGATGCACCGTTAGGTCGGACCGAGAGCCGGAATGTGCCGCTAGCTGTGCCACGGTTACAGACCGAGATCGTCGAGATCACGGCCTCAGTCGCGCTCGGCACGGTGTACAGGGTCGTGGCCGTCGTTGCTGATGGTGCCGACTGTCCGAGCACCTTGTAGTTAGTAGCCATTGGTCAGGCTCCCATCAGTAGGAATGGATCGAGGCCGCCGCCACCGGACGGGGCAGCCCATTTGATGCCGAGGGTCTGGGTTGAATCGGCGGTAAGGACTTGCCCGTCGGTGCCGACCGCGAGGTCGTCCACGGCTGACCCGGTAGACGTAATCAAGGCGCCCTTGCTGTTCGCAATCAGGGAGTTAGCGACAGCCCCCACGTCGGACGCCGTGGGCATGGCGTGGACGTGGTCGCCTCGAGCGAGCTCGACGGCCGTGCCAGCAGCTGCGGTGCCGAGCGCCAGGGGAGTGCCGTCGAAGAAGTCGGCGACGAGGGTGCCGCCTGTCGCGGTGCCCAGCCCGGCCCCGTACTTGAGGCTGAAGTTCGACCCGACGTAGGCGATGGGGTCGCTGGCGGTGAGGTCGCCGATGGCGCCCTGGGGACCGCGCACTAGCACGAAGTCAAGGACCGCCGAGCCGGACGTGCCCGAGTTTGTGACGGTGCCGGGGCCGGGGTAGTCGACGAAGCCGATGGTGCCGATAGTGACTGTCGCTGCTGAACCCTGCGGTCCGGTCGCGCCGGTCGCACCCTGCGGCCCCGTCGGCCCCGTCGGACCCTCTGGCCCGGTCGCGCCTTGCGGCCCCTGCGGCCCCGTGTTGCCGGGGATGAGGACGAAATCGAGCACGGCTGCGGAGCTGCTGCCGGAGTTGGTGACCGTGGGGGTGCCGCCCGCGGTGCCGGCCGTGACGGTGCCGACTGTGACGGTGGCGGCCAGGCCCTCGGGGCCGCGGAGGCTTGCGTACTCAGGGCCGAGCTCGGCAGCTGGCGCTAGGTCGGCGAGATAGACGGTGCCGCCGGTGCCGGCCGTGCCCGGCAGCAGGAGCGAATAGGACTGGCTGACCCCGTCGATGACCTCGCTGACGGTGTAGAACCAGTTAGCGGGCTGGAGGTCGCCATCGTCGGTGACGGGCAGGGTGACGCTGAAGTTGCCCGCGGTGCCGAGGGTCTTGGTGACGCTCGAGTTTGGGATGGCGACATCGGCGCCTGAGTTGGTCAGCCACCGCGACGGCGTGAACGTGATCGTGCCCGTTGAGGGGTTGCCCTCGGGCGTGAGGAAGGTGCCGAGCACGACGAGCGTCGACACGTTACCGGGCAAAGGCATTAGGCCTCCAGGGCTTCGATACGGGCGCGCAAGTCGGTGATAGTGGCGGCCTGGTCTTTCAAGACCGCAACAAGTGCAGCCAGGATGGGGCGGTCTTCAACTGCCGATGGCAGCCCTTCCTCATCCCAATCAGCCGCCCAAGGAAACTTGATGGCGACGTCTTCGGCGATGAATCCTAGCGATCGGGCATCGCCGTCAGCCGGGGACAGGCTGCGGAACTCCGTCGGCGTGAGGGTGAGCACGTCGTAGGGGTCGACGCTTGGCAGTTCCGTCGTCAGCTTCTCGACGGGCACGCCAGCAAGGTCACCGTCAAGAGGTGCTAGTTCATCCTTGAGTCGGACGGTTGAGGTTGACCTGAGCAGCTGGGCCGATGCACCGACGCGGACGTTGGCCGCATTTGCGGTCGTGTTGTCGTCAATGCCGTAGGAATAGACGTCGTCATCCTGCACACGGAAAGCAGGGTTACCACCGCTCGCGCCAAAGGTGCTGTTTCCATTTGCGTCCAGAACACCCGAAACGACAAAGGAGTCGCAATCAACTTCACCGTTGACTAGTAAATCCCCGTTGTTCTGTGTGCGATCAACCGGGTTGATCAGGATCTCGCCGACATTGATTCCCGCACCTACGGTGCCATGATCACCAGCCACGGTAAAGAATCGAGCGGCCGAGATAATCCCAAACGTGTTGCCCAACTCCACACGAGCACCCGAGCCAGCGGTTCTAATCGACACGCCAGTCAGAAGACCGCCGTCAACAGTGCCGCCGCTAATGAAACCGCCGCTAATGGTGCCGCCAGTAATGAACCCGCCACTGATCGTGCCACCCGACAGGTATCCACCAGTGATAGTACCGCCAGAAATGTATTGGCCGGTAATGGTTCCACCGATGATCTGGTCGCCCTCAATGGTGATGATGTCGCCGGACGAGGCCGACCCGGTCGTTGACGACACCTGGGTGCTGGCTGCCGTGTAGTTGCCAGCGGCGTCAGCGCCACGCAGCTTGAAGTGGTAGGTGACCCCAGACGTCAGGCCGCCGACTGTGTACGACCCAGGTCGCGCCAAACGCCCCTTGAGCGTCGCCGTGCCCGGCGTAAACCCCGAAGCCGTCGACATGTGGATCTCAACCCACGACGTGTCATAAGGCCACAGGTCACCAGCCGAATTGAGGCCGTCCCACAGGACGTTGATCGCCTGGACCTGCTTGAACAGGGTCGGCTGCGAGGGGGAGATGAAATCGCCGGGAGGTGGCGTGACGGGAGCCGGCTCCGTACCGCCACCAGCGCCAGGCGGAGGCGACGGGGGCACGATGGCGGTGGCCTCGCCACCACCAACACCAGCCGCGATGACGGACGTGGTGCGCGCTAGGCGCTGCTCCCACAACTGCGGGGGGCGCCGCATTTCTCCGCTCATGTTGTCGTGATCACCTCGAGCTCGGGCTGGAAGGACACGCCGCCGCCCTCCTCCTTGAGACCGATGGACAGGATGCGGGCCTTATTTGGCAGGCCGGTGCCGGACGGGTCAGGGATCGCGACTAGGTCACCGACGTCGAAATTGACGTAGGGGACCGCGCCGGCCGTCACGACAACCTCAACACCAGACGCCACAACCTGCGTCTTGCCAGTGCGCCGCAGTACCCGCTGGGCGTTGCGCTTAGCGACGTCCTCGGAGGCAGTGTTGCCGTACTCAAGGAAGGTTTCGCGCCAGCCGTTGGCGTCGCGGAGGGTGCTGTCTGCGGTGCGCAGCCACCCATCCTTGGTGCGCACCAGGGCGACGGTTTTGATGGGCCGTTCGACGCTGGTGGAGAACCGGGCCAGGTTTTGGCCGGTGTCGAGGAAGACCGTGCCGGACCGGTCGGTGCCGCGGGTCTCCCAAGCGTCGAGCTCAAGCGTGGCCGGGTTGAGCCAAAAGTCGTGCCCTAGGTCGACCATGTCATCTAGCACGGTCAGCAGGTTTGCCCCGACCTTGAGGGTCAGGTCGACCTCGGTAGTCCATGAGCCGCTGGTGGGGGCGTTGATGTCGTAGCCGTACCCGATCTCCCCGAACCGGTAGACGCCTCGAGCGGCGGCCTCCTCGGCCAGCACCTTGAGGATCAGGGCCGGCCGCCAGTAGGGCTCGGTCGACGACACCTTCCAGCTGGTGTTGGTGCGAACTACGACGGTGTCTGTTTCCTTGCCGTCCGAGTTGACCTCGATGCCGGTGAGGATGAAGCCGGCGGTGTTGTCGACCTTGAGCCGCAGGTCGACCTTGCCGTTGGACGTGACGTTGACGATGGTGCCGTCAGAGTTTGTGGTGGCCAGTTTGAAGTCGTCGTCTGTCTTGGCGCGAACGTAGTAGCTGTCGCCCTTGGTGAGCCCGGCGGCGCCGGTCTTGTCGGTGATGGTGACCTGGGTGCCGTTGGCGAGGCCGTGGCCGGAGCAGGAAATCTTGTCGTCGGCGGCGCTGACGTCGAGGTCGTATCGCTGCCAAGGCTTGTCGTTGCGTACTCGAGCGGCGAGGGTGTGGGAACCGATGCCAAGGCGGATTGTGAACCGCGCCATCTGCGTGAACGACGCCGCCTCTTTATCAAAGTCGCTGGACGACATGATCTGCTGCCCGTCGAGGAACACGTCCATCTGGTTGTCGCAGGAGGCGTAGAACTTGACGCGCTTGGGCTCGGTGAGGGTGAAGTCGCGGTAGAACCAGTTGACGGTGCCGCGCTGCACGACGGTTTCGGGGTTGGTTCGCCAAATCCATTGCGCCAGGGGGTCTTTCCACCGGACGGGCAGGCCGTCGCGGCTGGTGGAGTCTGCCCGCCAGGTGACCCCGAGGGCGTCTTGATAGTTGCCCGTTGCCCGCCAGCCACCGGCAGGCCCGGATGCCCAGTTGAACGGGCGGTCGGGGGCTAGGAAGTCGGCTAGGCCGCCTTGCGGGTAGAGCACCGCATCCTCGAGCCAGGCCAGCAGGCCACGACCTGACGCGGTGAGAGTCATTTGGCCGGAGGTGTTGGCCAAGTCCCGGTCGCGGGTCTCAACGAACCAGGCAAACCTGACCTCGTCCCGGTAGATCACCCGCACGACCCGGTCCTTGACCAGCAGGCTGGCGTCGGTAGAGAACAAGGGCACCGTGACCGTGCCGAACCCTGGCTGGTTGAACTCGTCCACGAACTCGCTGGTCAGTGACTGCGACAGGGTGCCCTGGTAGGTCTGGTTGAGGGCGTCATAGACGTCGAGGCGCAGGTGCGTCACAACCAGGCCGCCTTGTAGGAGAGCGTGACGGTGCCGCCGCCCGTGACGACGAGGGTGTTATTGCCGGGCTTGAGGGTCAGTCTCGACAGGCCGGGGTAGGCCTGGTTGGTGATGCGCTGGGAGCCGGCGCCGATGGAGTAGGTGAGCTGCACATCCTGCGTGGGGGCGTCGCCCACCACGTTGACCACGGCGGTCCCGGCTAGGGCCGTGCCGGAGGTGTAGGCCGCCTCGTACCAGTACCCGTCCATGAGCATGATGTCGAAGGCGACGCGGGTGACCCGGTTGGACAGGGCCTCGGACTGCTCGAGGCCGCCGAGGTAACGGGCCGTGGCGGTGTGCGTCACAGTCGCCGGCGTGCCGGCCGTGTCAAGGGTGCGGGACATCGTGAACGTGTCCCCGCCATTGAGCACCAGCGAGGCCAGGGATTTGAGGTTGGCCTGCATGGCTGGCCTGGTCGCCCCAGCGATAATGCCGCCGAAGGTGACAACCCTTGGCCCCCACCAGGGCGTGGCCGGGATGGCGCCGGTGCGGCCGGGCACGGTGTAGTCGTCCTGCCGCAGTGGCGGGATGCCGATGTTGCCGTCAATGACCTGCAAGTGGGTGAGGTAGGTGGTGACGTCGGTGGCGCCAACCTTGTACGACTCAGCCATTTACGCCTGCCAGGAATGAGGCACGCCGCAGCGCGCGGGGGAGGGAAGTCTCGGCACGCTCACCCGGCGCAGACTGCACTGTGATGCCGCCGTTGATCGTCAGACCACTGCCGGACCCTCCAACGGTTGGCGTCATGCCAGCCAGAGGGTTCACGCCTTGATTGAGAGCGGCGAAGAAGCCACGCCCAAATCGGGACACGGCCGGCGCCTGGATCACGAACTCTCCCGAAGACAGCATCGCGGGCACGTCGTCCGCTCGAGTGCCACCGTGGCCGCCGACGAAGCCACCGTAGGCGGACCCGTTGGTGCTGGTCACTCCACCCGGTGGCGGTGTCCCGAAATAGGTTGTCCGAACCTTGATGTCGGTAACGATGTCCCGAGGAATGAGTTCCATCTCGCGCTTCAACGATGCAACGGGGTCCAGCTGATTTCTGGCGGCGGTGCCGATCTTGGCCAAGTCCGGCGGCACGTTGATCCCGGCCGTCTTGGCCGCCTTGGTGATCTCGTCAACTGCGCCAGCGGTGAACCTGGCTTGCTGCTGCGGGTCCTTGAACCCATTTGCCACGTCGATTGCGGCGCTCACGGCTGCATCGCGGGTTGCAGCGGACGGATCAGCAATAAACTCCTTGAGAGCGTCCTTGTAACTCTGCATAGACTCGCGCCGGTCCATCGCCGCGTTAGCATCATCGAACGCCGACGCCAGGAACCCAAGTCGAACAATGGTGCGCCGCATCTCAGCGCGCAACAGACTCATCGCGTCCGTGTAGCTGCCGGCACCCTCAGTGACATCCCTAAGGGCGTACCACTGATTTTGCAGACCACTCGTCGCTAGTTCTGTCTCGCGATACAACTCCTTGGCCGCATTGACCATGTCGTTCTCAATAGCCTTGCCAGCACCCGTCGCCGCGTCCGCCGTGTCTTCAGTGATGTCGTTGAAGTAGGCGACAGGGTTGAGAACCGCTTTGACGCTCTCGCCGAACAAGTCAAACATGGCAATGTTCATCTTGATAGCGGTCGAGTAGTAGCCGATAATCGGCTCGAGCTTGTCGGACACACCTAGGACGGCCTCGGCAACTGACCCAAGGGATCGACCGGCGCTTTCCATGGCCGGCTGCGCATCACGGAGCGCCTGGGCAAGCGTGTTGACCTTGCCCTCTGCCTGGTCAAACGCGCTAATAAACCCAGCGCCGAACGACTCAATTAGCTCCTCGAAGCCATCCTGTATTCGCGCCAGTTGACCAGCAAAAGTACCCGCGGCAGCCGCGGCCTGGCCGCCAAACGCCTGAGTCAGTTCACGCGTAATCTTGGCCAGATTGCCGGACTTGACGGCAGCATCCGACAGCGGCACACCGAGGCGACGCAGGGCCGTGACCTGCCCGATTGCCGCCTTTGCCAACGCCAGCGAAACGGACTCAAGGCTCTTGCCCGTACCGACACTAATGTCGAGGGCGAGCGACAGCAGCTCTTGCGCTTTTGCTGCATCTCGAGTGGCCGTCACCAATCGCTGAAAGGCCGGTCGCAACTCGTCATCTGCCACACCAGTGGCAAAGCGCAAGTCGTCAATGAACTCGTTGGCCTCGGGCATGGCGAAGCCCTGCCCGACGTTGTCGAGAGCTTGCTTGAGGCTGACGAGCTGCTTCTGCTCCTCCATCGCAGCCTGGACACCGTCGACCGCCAATTTGACAGCGAACGCGCCAGCTGCGGCACCGGCCATAAGGAAAGCCGGCCCAACCATCCCGCGCATGGTTGCGCCAAGTTTCTGCATGGGGCCAGCCGTCGTGGCTGCCTGCGCCTTTAGCCGGTCTAGGTCGCGCTGGGCGCGCTTGAGGTCGCGGTCGTTGTAGTCGGTGCCGACAACGATCTGGATGCCCTTGCCTGACCCGCCAATAGCCATTAGGGCATCCTCCGGTTGACTGCTTCAACGGCCTTGTCGCAGGCGGCTTGCACCTGCCTAAGAGCCTCGGGGTACTTCTCGACGATTGC